ACCATGCGCACCCCTAGCGCGGTGATTTCGTGGATCATTTCCGGTGTCATTTTGATATTCATTGATATAAATCTCCTAATTGTTTTCTTTGCTGTTCGGTGGGTATAATACGTAAACGACCTTCATTAAATGCCGCAACTATCTCGCGCAAAAATATTTGATAAGGCTTTCCCGTCACAATTTTTGCTTTTGTTTTAAAAGTTTCTAATTCTTGTTTAGTGATTCTTACTCGCAAATCACTATCAAAATTTTCATCATCTAACATTAAAAATACTCCTACTTGTAAATACTGTAAGTTAAACAGTAGCACTGCTTGTGGAACTTTGCAACCTTTTTTTCTATTTTTTTGTAAATTTGTGTAATTCAATTGATATTTGTAACACATCGTGACTATACTTTATGTCTAATATAGTACTTACAAATTTATAAGCCTGAGGATAATATGACTAAACTCTTTGTTAGTAATTCTACATTCTTATCAATGCTCTTCGGCAAAGAAGCTGCTCGTGTACATGTCACCGACTTTCCCTATGACCCTAATAATATTCCAGAAAATCAAAGACTTATCGCTTGGAAAGGAGATTACTTTAGTCAATATCGTATGGGAGTAAGTACTAACCAATACTTCGCTATTAGTCTGTTTCACAGTGATGATCAACAACAAGCTCGACGTCGGAAAGCGTTGTATAAGTGTACTCCGGTGATTGTTTTAGATGATGTTCGGGAAAAACTGCTCATTGATGAAGTTTTAAAACTACCCTCACCGACTTGGATTTTAGAAACTTCGGCGGGATCAGAACAGTGGGGCTACTTATTGGACACGCCTTGTACAAATCGTGAACGTATTGAAAATCTACTAGATGGTCTAGTGCAAAGCGGTTTAGCACCGGGGGGGCGAGATCCGGGCATGAGAGGCGTCACACGCTACGTTCGTTTGCCCGAGGGTTGTAATACTAAGCTCAGCAAACGCGTCGCAGGGCGCCCCTGGCGCTGTCAGATGCGAAAGTGGGCCCCGTTCAATCGAGTAACGTTAGAAGCACTGGCCGCGCCCTTCGGCGTTGATTTAGATCGATCTCGCACGGACGTTACTCATGCCACGGGTGCGACCATTTTTGATCATCCCGTGTTAGAGTTATTACATATTAAACAAATACACGGTGCCGGACGTTATGATGTTACCTGTCCTTGGGTTACTGAGCATACTAACGCGGTGGACAACGGCAGTGGGCTATTTACTAACCAAGATGGCACTTTAGGTTACAAGTGTCATCACGGTGCTTGTCAAAATCGCACCGGGGCCGATCTCTTACGCTTAATTGAGCAACAACAACCCGGTTTTAACGAGAAACTAAAAACTTGGCAAATCAGTCGTCAATTCGCCCAGATACCGCCCTCAGTTTCGTTTCTAACGCCGTTAGCCGAGGCCCCTCACTTTACCCCTCCTAAAACTGTCGAGACGATAAGCGCCCCTATCGCCCCGGGTGTGAATGATATTATTCAACCCCTTTGTAACGCCCTAGAGAAAGAACGCCCCAGCAGTCTCGAAGCTCGTGAATTATCTTCTAAAATCTTGAGATACATTGACACTCGCTCAAAAATAGATCAAAAACATTGGCACAGAATCGTCAGGAATCTCATGCATTGGACTAAGACCGATCTTGATGAGATTTTAAAAGATCTCCGCAAAAAATGGTATAGTCAACAATCTCCCGAACTTGATATATATAAAGATGTAGTGTTCATCGAAGAACTTAATAAACTATATCATTTTAAATCTCGTATATTCTTCACTCCAGAAGCTTTCCATAACAGTTTCGCACATGTCGATAGTGATGCCAAGAACGTTGCACTTCAATCGGGTAAAGTTGAAAAAGTTAATCGTTTAGATTTCGCTCCCGGTCAATCTAGGATTTTCACAGAAAAAAATATTCGTTACGCAAATACCTGGGATGATTCAGTTCAATCTGATGGATCACCCGGTGATTGCACGCCCTGGTTACAGCACTTCACACAGATGGGTTGGGAGTCTCACCGGGGGCATATCGAAAAATGGATGGCATATACGCTACGCTATCCCCAAATTAAAATTAATCACATGTTGTTATTAGGCAGTGCCGAGGGCTGTGGCAAGGACTTCTTGTTATATCCGCTAGTAAAAGCTATGGGAGTTAATCAAAACGTTATTAGTGGTGAAGAATTTATTGATGATTACAGTGAATATCTATTGTCAGCTAAATATCTACACATTAACGAAACTGAGCTGGGAGATCGACGAGAAGCTTTAAAAGTCAGTAATAAACTCAAACCGCTAGCAGCGGCGCCTCCGGATACGCTCAACGTTAATCAAAAACATATTGGACGGATTAAAATCCGTAACGTCGTTAATGTTACTATGACGACTAACAGTCTTATGCCGCTGCGACTCACTCAAACTAGTCGTAGATTTTATGCAATATGGTCAGATCTTAATGTTCGAGACTCAAATGCAAATGTCACGCCCGCGTGGGAAAAGTATTGGACTGAAAAATGGGAGTGGATGAAGACTGGCTGGCAATACGTTGTTTATTACTTAATTAATCAGGTCTCACTTGATACGTTTAACCCGAGATCTGCACCTCCTATGACTGAGTTTCTAAGAGATATCCAAGACTCGTCTAAATCACCGATGCAACAGACGATTGAGTTATTTATTCAAAAAAAACATGGTGCTTTCCGCAGTGATATTCTTACTGCCGCCGACATTAGTGAAATGTTACGTGCTGGAGTATTGTTTCACGCAGATATACTTTGTGATTCTAAATTATTTACACCGAAACGAGTGAGTATGATCCTTCGTGAACTGGGTTACCCTCAAATGCGAGATGGTTATGCGAAACTTTGGCTTATTAGAAATGCGGATCGATACGCCCACATGGGTTGTCGTCAAGTGTTTGTCGAGTACGAAAAGCAGTTACTTGACGCACGCAAAGCCTTGGGCTTATGTTCTTCGTAGTACTCCATCAAGTACTCCATCAAGTACTCCATCAAGTACTCCATCAAGTACTAGGTAGGCCATTTTGCGTACACTCCGGTTCAAAAAATAATCTAGTATAAAATCCATACATTTGATTAAATATCAATCGCAATGTCGCTCAAAATAACAGTTTAGCAGATGTCGCTCAAAATAACAGTCTTAAATCGACAATAATGTTTGCGTATGACGCTTTTAAAAAAAAAAGCGTCATAAAAAGCGTCATACATTTGTATAATAAGTAATCAATGTTGCGGAAAATGGTGTTTTAAAATGTCAGTGCTTAAATAATATACAAATGTCGCTGAGAATGGCTGTTTAAAATGACAGTTGTATAGTTTATACGCAACTGTCATTTTTAATGTATGACGCTTTTTTTAATGTATGACGCTTTTTTCCGAAAATGCGTCATAAGGTAATCTTTTAAAATTCATAAACTTGCATTTTCAGGTATGACTCATTTTTATTTTAACTTTCGCTTGTAAACTATTGATTTCTATACAAAAAACACCAAATGTATGACGCTTTTTTAGTTTTTTAAAGGTTTTTTTCTAGAGATTTTCGGACATTCCGAAAAATCACGGAAAGAAAATTTTAAAAAAAAGCGTCATACGTCATACCGGTGCAAAAAATAAACAACTGTCATTTTAAAACGCCACTCTTAGCGACATTTGACAAAAAGTGTCGCTGAGAATAACATTTTTTTTTGTAAGATCCACAAACGTGATAAAAAAATACAATTTGTGTTTTTTTGTGTAACGTGTAAACTGTAGTTGTTAGAGTCACTTTTTGTTAATTATCACAACGGAGATATGACTATGAAAACTGTGGAAATAGAGCTAAAAAACCCTGAAACTGGCGATTATGTATACAGAGATGTTACTGATTTGAGCGCTTATTGTCTAGAGGATATCGCACGTCAGTTCTGGACTGATGAAGAATCGTACGAAATGGAGGCGATTGACGCCGCGCCCGGTGAAATCTTGCGCAAATGGACGGAGCTTGTTGGCACAGATCGTGCTATAGACGTGCTAAAAGTGTGCGGTGATTTACATGATTTTTATACGAGTTATGCGTCGATTCGTTTGTATACAACTACTAATAATGATATTACTCGCTTTGTTAATAGCGCACACATAGCACACACGCATGCGTATTACTATGCTGATAAATATGATGATGATAGAGAGCTGTATAATGCATTGTATGATGATGAGTACGAGTATGAGATAGATATTAATGCAGATCGTAAACGATTTATAGATTTTACAACTTTTGTAGTTAAAGATAATTCAGCATTAATTATCAGCTTTGATGATCCGTCGCAGCGAGTGTTAGTCGTTGATAATATTGATGAGCGACAATCTATCGTCGATAAGTATCAGTCAGATTATGTTGATTTTTGCGTGCAGCTACGTGATGAGAGTTAATTTTAAAAAACGGAGATAAGATTATGATAAGCAACTTATTAGCAAAAATTAGTAAATTGTTTAATAAAAATAAAAGATACTATAAAGACATATACACAAGACGTTATACAACACGACACGATGAATTTACAGATAGAGTTAATCACTCTGACGTTAAGTATACGTATGCGCTTAATTATGTGACGCAATACGATGATGACCAGATGTTATTGAGATCTTTGCAAGATAATGAGTTTAATCTCTTAGAAGATGATATGTTATTGCACGCTTCAAGTTGTATCGCACATATGCATACATTTATCTTTACAGACGTGTCAGCATTGTGCATTTGTCTCGATTGTCATGTTGAGAAAGTATTAGTAGTACAAGATTATTATAAACAAGATGATCTTGTACAAGAGTTCGTAAATTTGCATCAACCGATCTAATTAATTATAAACTCATACCTTAAAGCGTCTCTAACATGTTAGAGACGCTTTTTTTGCTTTTAAATTTTACATTTACTAGTCCCCCGGTGCTATACTATTAAGTATTATGCCCAGCCCGCGAATTAAATTAGCTGATATTGTCAAGTTAAGCCCTAAACGATCTAACTTTGTCGTTGAGTATGTTAAAGACTTTTCGCCCCGTCGCGCGGCGGAAGCGTCAGGTTATGTGCCAGAGTACGGGAGCAAATTGCTTAGCGATCAAAAGATATCAGACGCGATAGACGTGATAATACAGCATCGTCTTGACGTTAATATGATAGACGCAGATTGGCTGTTGTGGGAGATGATTGATAATCATCAGATCGCCCGGCAGCAGGGTAACATTGCAGCAAGTAATAAAGCACTAAGCTTAATTGGCAAACATAAGCGCGTAGACGCGTTTGCAGCAGATAAAATTAAAGTGAGTACGGATGCTGATGTTGTAGATCGTTTAGTTGCAGCGCGTAAGCGATTTAGCGAGTATGTTGACGTACAAGATACTGAGACAACAGTAGACAGTGATACAGTAGACAGTGATACAGTAGACAGTGATACAGTAGACAATATTACATTTTTAAAATAGTGTTATTATTATGTCAGACGTTGATATCGAGTTAGCGCAAGAGATTAGTCGCTTTTATGAAGACGCACTCGGCTTTGTACGTTTTGCTTATCCGTGGGGAGAGTCGGGGACGTTTTTGGCCGAATTTGCCGGCCCGGATGGTTGGCAGATAGACACTCTTAATGACATTAGTGACGCAGTTAAATCTCGTAAGTTTGATGGAGTTAATGCTGTTGATCCGATACGACTAGCAGTAGCGTCGGGGCACGGCGTTGGCAAATCCGCATTATCGGCATGGTTAATACACTGGATAATGTCAACACGTCCGCACTCTAAAGGTGTCGTAACCGCCAATACCGGGGATCAATTACGCACTAAAACAATGTCAGAGCTTACGAAGTGGACTTCAGTCTGCATCACAGGACATTGGTTTATCAAAGTTGCAATGAGCTTTACTCATCGGGCATATCCCGACACGTGGCGCGTCGATGCGCAGACGTGTCGAGAAGATAATAGTGAGTCATTTGCGGGATTACACTGCGTAAATTCGACGCCGTGGTATCTATTCGATGAAGCTTCTGCAATCTCTGAAAAAATTTGGGAAGTTGCGCGCGGTGGACTTACGGACGGCGAGCCGATGCACATATGCTTCGGCAATCCGACGCGCAATACCGGATCATTTTATAATTGTTTTCACCGAGAGAGTCATAGATGGATTACTCGATCAGTAGACAGTCGCACGTCAAAACTTACAAATAAGCGATTAATCGCAGAATGGATCGACGATTATGGCGTTGATAGTGATTTCGTACGTGTGCGCGTGCGGGGCATTTTCCCTCGCGGCGGTGATATGCAGTTCATACCGTCCGACGTTGTGCAAGCGGCTATGAAGCGCGGTTCGGGCAGATATCTCGGAGATGATCCGTTGATCTGCGGTATCGACATGGCGCGCGGCGGTGATGATAACTGTATGATACAGTTTAGGCGTGGTAAAGACGCGAAGTCTGAAAAAGCGTACCGTATCCCGGGTGAGAAATCGCGAGACAGTATGCGAGTTGTATCATTATTAATTATGATATTAGATCGTCACGTGCCGGACGTCACTTTTATTGACAGTGGGGCCATGGGAGGTCCGGTGGGTGATCGACTTCGACAGCTTGGATATCACGTAATTGATGTCGGTTTCGGAGATAATGCGGCGGATACTGTACATTTTAAACGACGGGTGGCAGAGATGGGCAGTCGATGTCGACAATGGCTACTTGACGGTGGGTCGATACCTGACGATTCACAATTAGAGTTAGAGTTAGTATCCCGAGAATTCGGGCATAATGATAAAGATCAATTAGTGCTTGAGCGCAAAAAAGACATTAAGAAGCGCATTGGGGTATCCCCGGATTGGGCGGACGCACTATATTTAACGTTTGCGGAGCCTGTGCCGCCGAGATTTGTGCCGAGAGAGGATTTAGATCGTCACGTCGCGGTGCGTAATAGTAATAATGCTGACTATAATCCGCTGGACGCGTTAGACGTGTCTACCGGCACATGTGATTAATTCTTAAACGATCAAGCTAAACTTGTTTTTTATTTGCTGGATTATTATACTTAAGTATGCTAATACTGTGAGTATCAACATACTGAGGATTTAATATGTGCGTAGGAACTTTTTTAGCGCCGCCCAGGCCGCCTGCCCCGGTAGCTCCCGCTAGAGTTGCTGAGGCGTCAAGACCTCCAGGATCATCGGCGGGTGAGACACCGCAAGCGCCGTCACGTACTCTTAATAATCGACGTCGGGCACGCAGTAACGTCTCTCGCGGTGGCACTATTTTAACGAGCCCTACGGGTGTACAAACACAAGGATCATTACTAACTAAAGCACTATTAGGGCAATGATTCAGTATGCCTGACGTTCTTAGTTATAATCGACGTTTAGAGAATCTTAGATCTGAGCGATCTACGTTTATACCGCTTTATCGTGAGTTATCGGATTATCATTTAGCGCATAGAGGTCGGTTCTTAACGTCAGATCGTAATAAAGGTCATAAACGTAATACTAGGCAATATAATAATACGTCAAGACTGTCATCTAGAATACTGTCATCCGGGATGATGTCGGGCATTACTTCGCCAGCACGTCCGTGGTTTCGCTTGTCTACAGGAGACACAGGAGTAGACGAGGTTGCTGCGGTGAAAACGTGGTTGCATGAAGTCCAAAATATTATGTATCAAGTATTTGCACGGTCTAATACTTACAATTCTTTGCATCAATTATATTCTGAGATTAGTGTCTTTGGCACGGCAGCCATGGGCGTGTTTCAGGATTTTGAGAATGTTATCTGGTGCAAACCTTATACGGTTGGCAGTTATATGATTGGGCTAAATGATCGTAATATTAGTGACTCTTTCTATCGAGAGTACGAGATTACGGTCGGGCAAACCATTAAGCAGTTTGGCATTGAGAATGTGAGTCAAGCGGTTAGACAACTGTGGGAGAATGGTAATAGCGAGGCGTGGATTAAGATAGTACACGCGATTGAGCCAAACGATAACCGTGATAATACAAGTCCGTTGGCAAGGGATAAAGCGTGGCGTTCGGTGTATTACGAAGCTAAGTCAGCGTCAAGAGATGGCAATTTGAAATTTTTAGAAAGATCAGGTTTTGATGAATTTCCAATTGTAACGCCCCGGTGGGATGTAACTGCCGAGGATATCTACGCGACGGATTGTCCGGGGATTACTGCGCTCGGTGATACTAAAGCGTTACAGTTAGGTGAGCGACGTTTATATCAAGCACTGGATAAGACAGTTAGTCCTCCACTCCAAGGACCGGCTACTTTAAAGAATAAGATTAATAATAATAGTGTAGGGCCTAACGATGTGATTTGGCATGAGCAAAATAGCCAGGGCTTACGTAGTATTTATGACTTTAAACCGGACTTAAACGCGATAATAGCGATTAACAGCGAAGCAGAGCAACGGATTCGGCGTGCATTTTACGAAGATTTATTTTTAATGTTAGCGAATACAGATCGTCGAGAAATTACGGCTAGAGAAGTTGCGGAGAAGCATGAAGAAAAGTTATTGATGTTAGGTCCGGTGTTAGAGCGCTTACATACCGAATTACTCGATCCGTTTGTAAATCGAACGTTTAATATTTTACAACGTAATGGCGTGCTTCCGTTGCCTCCTGAAGAACTTCAAAATCAAGAATTATCGGTAGAATACATATCGGTACTCGCTCAAGCACAGAGGTTAGTGGCTACCGGCGCAGTGGATCGTCTAGTGCAATTCACCGGGCAACTTACGCCAATCTGGCCGGAGGTTAGACATAAGATAGATGTTAATCGTGCAGTGGATGAATATGCGGAGTCGTTAGGCGTTGACCCGGACATAGTTCGTAGTGACGATGACGTAGCCGCAGCGGTAGAGGCCGAACGTCAAGCAGCGGCACAAGCTCAAGCTATGGAAGTTGCAGAGCAAGGGGCTGATATTGCTAAAACAGTATCAGATACACAGGTAAGTGAAGATAATGCGCTAGGAACAGTGATGCGCCGTGCGGGGTTAGGTTAATGTCAGATTTTAGATTAATGTCAGAATATAAGGATGAATATCAACCCGAAGACGGTCCGAAACGCAAGAATAGTTCTCGGGAGTTGGAACTATTAGCGGTGAGAACTATTATGCAAACGGAGAACGGTCGGACTTTTATTTGGCGATTTCTTCAAAGCAGTTTTGTTTTTGAGTCTGCATTTGACGGAGATCCGTTGAAACATGCGTATAATGCGGGGTATCGAGAGAAAGCACTGTGGTTATGGCGGGAAGTGAGGGAAGCTGCGCCAGATGAATATTTAAGAATGATACAGGAGCATTTAAATGAGTGACGTAGAGAATGTTGGTTCAGAAAATACCAGTGACACGGGTTCTTTAAATACCGGAACTTCTGGAATTCCCACAGCGCCTTCGGAGGTTTCGTCCTCCGGTGCGGATCAGACGCAAACTTTTTCAGATACGAATCCAAAAGATGTGGACTCTAGTTCCACATCTTCGGATACACCGGCGACGGATACTACTTCTCCGGAGACTTATACAGATTTTACATTGCCGAAAGATATGCAGTTAGACGAAGCACTGTTGGCCGATGCGATACCGATCTTTAAAGATTTAGGATTGACACAGCAACAGGCACAAAAACTGGTAGATTTTCAGGCAAAATACGTGGAAGCTAATTCCGCGAAGCAAATAGAGTCGTTTAATGAATTGACGACGCGATGGCAAGAGGCATCGAAAATAGACAAAGAGTTTGGTGGTGATAAATTTGACGAATCAATTGCAATAGCACAATCTGCAATCGATAAATTTGGAACACCAGAACTTAAACAGCTATTGGATGATCACGGGGTAGGTAATCATCCGGAGCTAATTCGATTTATGGTTAAAGTGGGTAAATTAACAGTAGAGGATGTTCCAAGTGCGAAAGGCACTCGGGTAAGTCCGGAACTTGATAGAGTTCAACAGTTATACCCCAATGACCGTATTAATTAATTAATAGGAGCAAGATAAAATGGCTACATTAGGTGATAAATTTGTAGATCTGATTGACATTTATAAAATGCAAGATGGTCGAGGACAATTCAATCCGATCATTGAGATGTTGATGGAAATGAATCCAATATTGGAAGACGCAATTGCGGTAGAGTGTAACAAGGGTACGACGCACTTACATACCGTTCGCACTGGTCTCCCCCCGGTGACTTGGGGTCGTTTGTATCAGGGAATTCCCAACGGTAAGGGACGTACGGCACAAGTTGAAGATACTACTGGGTTTGTTGAAAGTCTTAGTACAATCGATGAGCGCGTATTAAAGTTATCAACGAACGAGGGTGCCGTTAGATTGTCGCAGGCTTCCGCATTTTTGGAGTCGATGAACCAAGAAGTTGCAAGTAAACTGTTTTATGGCAATACCGCTTCCGATCCGGAGGAGTTTATGGGCTTTGCGCCAAGATTCAATGATCTTACTGCGTCAAACCAAAACCAGATAATTGATGCCGGTGGAGTGGGTGCGGATAACACTTCGATCTGGTTTGTTACGTGGGGCGATCAGCAATGTCAATTGCTTTATCCTAGAGGCACACAAGCGGGAGTGGAGCGAGAAGATATGGGCATGCAACGCGTAACGGATAGCGAAGGTAATGCGTATTACGCTAAAGAAGAGAAGTTTACGTGGCATGTGGGTCTGGCGGTTAAGGATTGGCGGTATGTATCTCGAATTGCGAACATTGACGTTAGTGAAATGCAAGCGGGAAATGTTCAGATTTATAATTTCATGCGAAATGCATATTATAAATTGCAGAGTCGAAGAGTTGCAGGAGGAACTCAGGCAATTTATTGTAATCGAGAAGTGTTAGAATCTTTGGACGCTTTGGCAACTAATGCGGGTGCTTCGGATAGTTTTGTAAGACTTAAGCCGATGGAAATCGAAGGCCAAGAGATTATGACTTATCGAGGTATACCTATTCGTGAGACAGATGCCATACTCAATAACGAAGCTGTAGTTTCTTGATAGACTTATTCATGGGAGATTTATTATGATTTTTTCAAAAGAGTTATTATTTTCGGATGATCAGGCTATTACAGCAACTGCAATTTCGGAAAATGTTGTTAATCTGCAATTACCCGGAACGCCGTTTGGCGCGGGTGCGCCTTTGCATCAAGACATTGGCAAAGGCAATAAGATCCCTATCTCGATATTAGTTACAGAGGCGTTTGACAATCTAACGTCTCTAGAAATCGCAATTGAGACGGGGGCTACCGATACGCTGGGTACTGCAATTTTAAGCCAAACGATATTGTTGGCAGATCTAACGGTAGGCAAATCGACGGTGTTTGACGTGTTGCCGAACGAACTGACAGAGCAATACCTTGGTCTGCGGTATACGGTTACTGGTACTGCACCTACGGTAGGTAAAGTCAATGCGGGCATTACTAT